ATATTTGTACATGAGAAAAATCCCCAATTAATTTATATTTTTTCTGAATTTCTAATGGTAAAATAAATTTACTCAATGCTTGAAAATCTTGATCGGTCTCAGGTATAATTGTATCTTGATAAGTTTGTATAATTGAATTTTTTACATTTTCATAAGTGGCGTTGACGTTAGATAAAATATTTACATTAATCCCAAACGTATCACAAATAACTATCGTATTAGAATCAATGTGTTCAAATAATTTCATTTGTCCAACAGGAAACGCAGTGTGTTGAAATTCTAAAGATGCTTTTGTTAATAATATTGCGTGTTGATGATCTCCGGTTCCCATTCTATTAATATAATCATCTTGAATTTCCTTTTTTTCTGCTGGGTTCAATGGAACTGCCCCGCCTCCCTCTTTACTTCCTTTGTTTGATAAAATACCTAAAGCTCCCATTCTTTTCATAATAGTATTACCATAAGCATAAGCGGCCTCTATATTACTCAATGGATATTTTAGACTAACTAATGGCGAACGTCCAACGATATGGTTGTCAAGATCATTCAAACGTTGCATTAATATTTGATCCGTTTCAAATCTTTTTTCAATACTATGATTATCTGAATATAAATAATGTGATATTATTCCATTTATTTCAGTTTGATCAAACATTTTACCAGTAAGATATGGAGCTAAATATCTTGGCGAAATATTCATTATTGAAATAGGATATTTATGCAATGAAGTTGGTTTGTTTTTATAAGTAAATTGAGTGCCGTAAATTTCCTTTTGTAAAACACGCTCCATTAAAAATTCATTTTGTGATTTTAAAGGATTTGGATTTTCTAAAAGTTTATATAATTCATCAATAATAAATTCTTTTCCTGTGATTTTATCAACTAATTTAATTGAACAATTGGAACGCATTAACGCTTTTTTATTTACAACCAAATGCAATTGCGGTATTGTTTCATACAATTTATAGGGTTTATTTACAGGTAGCCAAGCCGGTCCTTCATAGCCAATCATATAAGTTTGTTGGGTAAAAAATCCTCCGTTATTACGCCAAAAAGGAAACCATGTTGATGGCTTAAGCAAAGAAAAGTCGCTCATGTTTAAAAGTTTTTGTAAAGATAGTTTTTATTTTTGAAATCATTTTATCGACTTTGTTATAACGTTTGTTATAACACTTGTTATAACGTTTGTTAGGGTGTTTGTTAGACGTTTGTTAGCGCACTTTGTTATAAAAACCAATTTCAAAAGTCTATTTTATTGATTAGTTAATTGATTATTAGTATTTATTTGTTATATCAAAACAGCTAACAAAATATAACTATAACTATAAAGTAATATGTATTAAAAAAAAGGAACGCGCGAGAAAAAAAATAATTTGTTTGGATTCAAAAAAGTTTTGTAGTTTTGTTTTATCGAAAAACGAAATGTTGAACAAACACGAAAATAAAACTAATTCGCTAATTGCTTTCAAAGCACAGCCGATTGATTTATCTCAAGACGTGGATTATGAAAACAGAAAACTTCGTGGTTATCTCTCAAGATTTGATATAATTGATTCAGATTATGACGTAATTCGTAAAGGAGCTTTTTCAAAATCAATTCAAGAGCGCGGACCAAAATCAACATCAAATCGCCAAATTAAATTTTTACTTCAACACGAAATTAAAACTCCTGCTGGAATATTTTTAGATTTGTACGAAGATTCAAAGGGTTTAGTTTACGAAGGGTTTGTTGAGAAAACAGCATCAGGAGACGCAACATTAGAGCGTGTTCGTATTGGTTTTTATCGTGAACACTCATTTGGTTTTAATTATGTTTATGGAAAATGTGACATGGTAAAAGTGCCGTTAGATTCTATAAATAATCCAATGGGAATTGATATTACTATTGATAAAGATAATATGACTAATATTTTTGAATGTAAAGAATTAGCTTTGCATGAAGGAAGTATTGTTACATTTGGAGCTAACTCACAAACAAATTTTATTGAAGTAAAATCTGAGGGTGATCGCCAAAATAAAGTTTCAGAATTAAAATCAGTTTATAATTATCTGATAGAAAAAGCACCTTCATACGATTATGAATTAATGCTTAGAAAAAATTTTCAAAGAGAATTATCACTTTTAAATTCAGTAGCCGTTGTGAAAGACACTACAAAATTTCAAGAGCCGATTATAAATACAACAAAAAAAATAAATTTCGATTACTTATTACAAAACTTTTAAAAACTAAAAAATGAAAAACAAAATTCATAATAGACTTCAAATATTATCAGCCGTTGCGCTTGGTTTAATGTTTGGAATGGCAATTGGAACCGCTACCGAGAGTTCAACTTTTGGATTAATTGCTTTTATAGCTTTATCAACTGGACCATTTTGGTCTAAATTTATTCCTGGAATTCGTTTTGGAGTAATTGGTAATTTAATAATTAGCGAAGAAGAAAAATTACTTGAAAAAGTAAAAGCAAAAGGAGTTGAAGCAGCAACAGAAGAATATAAAAGATTACTTGAAAAAAGTATTTTTATGACTCCTGATGCGTATGAAAAGCAAATGGGATTATTCCTTGAAAAACATAAAGGGATTAATGAACTTGATAACATTACCGAAACTTTAAAATCAATAGGTGAGCAATTAAAAGCACTTAAAGAACTTGGAGCAGGAGAAAAAGCAAGTGATTTAGATTCACAAATTAAATCATGGCAGGAATCAAATTCGGCAGCATTAAAAAGCATTAAGGCAGGACAAAAAGCCGATTTAAGCGCGATAGAATTAAAATTAAATTCTCCAATGTTGCCGTCAAATACTTATAACGGTTCGGCATATTTACCTCAACCAGAATTTCAAGCAGGAGCAACTGAAATTGTTCGTTTACAACCAACTTTTTGGGATTACTTGAAAAAAGGATTTACAAGCGCGGCAGCTTATGTTTGGGTTAATAAAAAGAATCCAGAAGGTGCAGCAGGATTTATTGGTCCAGGTGTTGCAAAGCCAGGAATTAGTTTTGAAATAGCAACAGAAATTTCAAACGCTAAAAAAGTAGCAGTATCTGAAAAAGTAGCAACTGAATTATTAGAAGATATTCCAGGAATGCGTTCATGGATTTTACAAGAAATGGCCTACCAGTTAAAACAAAAAATCAATACTACATTAATGACTGGTGTAGCATCTTCAACGGTTCCTGCAGGTATTCAAACAATATCAGTAACATATTCATTAACTACAATTGCAACAACCAACCCAAATAACTGGGACGCAATTCGTGCAGCTGTTGCACAATTACGTTCTGGGAATTTACAAGGTAACGTTACAGCATTTATTAATCCAATTGATTATGCAAATATGGTTTTAACTAAAGCAATTTCACAGGGTCAATACATGCAAAGTCTTGCTGAATTAGGCGCAACAATTGTTGAAGATAATAATATTCCGGTTGGTTATGTACAGGTAGCAATTTTAGATTACTACAAAGTATTAATCTATAAAGGATTTAGCGTTTCATTCGGTTGGGAAAATGATGATTTTACTAAAAACTTAGTTACAGCGGTTGGAGAAATGAGAATTCACCAATTCTTTAGTGAAAATCATACAGGTGCATTTATTTATGATACTCTTGATAATATCAAGACAGCGATCACGGCAGCACCTTAATAACAATTAAAAAAACAAAATGAAAACAGAAGTTATTATAACCGAAAAAGGTGCATTAATGAAAAGTAATAATTGGAAGGCAGGAGAGAAAATCTCCTGCCATCCAAACATTGCAGAAGACTTTATAAAAAAAGGAATTGCAGTTGCTTCAAAAAGTGATAACCCTGTAAAAGAAAATAAAGTTCAAGAACCGGTTACAAATAATAAGGTTCAAGAGCCAAGAACGAACGATAAACACTCAAACAAAAAAACAAAATGAAAAAAATATTAATAGGAATGTTGTTTTGCGGATTAGCCTTTATTGGTCAATCTCAAAACACTGTCACAACAATGACTGGTAGCGGGGATACAATTACAAATGCAACCCCAGACGCGGTTCTTTTGCCGGTAAATTATACGCACGAAAATTTAAGCGTTCAAATTAGAGTTACTAAAATTTCTGGGACCGTTGCGGGAACTGCGATTTTATCAGCTTCAAATGATGGTGTAAATTATGTTGCTATTGGAAGTGATACGTTAACACTTACAGATGTAACAACAAACACAAAGATTTGGCCGCTAACAAATGCGAATTATCTTTATTACAAAGTAACCGTAACAGGATCTGGAACTATGACAGCGTCAATACATGGTAAACTTTATGCAAGTGGATCAATTAATAAACATGTTGTAAATAATTTAAAAAGTTCATACAATTTAAATTCAGATACGTGTGTTAATGGTGCAACCACTTATGTAGGAATTACGGTAAACAATAGTTATTCAACTATTTCTTTACAAGTTGTAATTACAAAAATTAGTGGAACCGTTGCAGGGACTATCACAATTCAAGCGAGTAATGACGGAACGAATTATGTAACTGTAAATTCTGGTTACATTACATCAACAACTCATACAGCAACAAATGTGGCAACAAGCTCAAAACTATTTACAATTACTGGAAGTCCTTATAAATATTATCGAATGAGTTATACCGGAAGCGGTACAATGTCAGCGACAATAAAAGGATATTTAGTAGCGAATAAAAAATAATTTAATTACTCGCGAGGTAGTTCAGATGGTTAGAACGATTGACTCATAATCAATAGGTCGAAGGTTCGAATCCTTTCTTCGCACAAAATAAAAAATTAAAATGGGCTTACTTATTACAAATGCAGATTTTGTTGGTGAGTTTGCCCTTGCAACAAACCAAACAACTGATGATAAATTAGATTTGGCAATTGCAGAATTTGAGGAAAGTTATTTAATTGACCTACTCGGAAAAACGCTCTTTGATTTATTTAAAGCAAATGTAATTGCAGGAAGTGGAACACCTACTGGAATTTATTTAACTATTTACAATGCATTTAATTTTGATGATAATAGTTGTATTAAAAAATCCATTGGCATGAAAAAAATGGTAACTGGTTTTGTTTTTTGGGAATATGCAAGAAGACAACCATATAAAAACACCATTGCAGGGTATATAAAACAAAAAGTTGAATTAGGCGAAGTAGTAACATTTGAAGAATCTGACATTTATGGGCGTTATAATTACGCACTTAAAACATACGAAGCAATTCAATGGTATATTGAAAAAGAAAAAACTGATTCAATTTACCAGGATTACAACGGTCAGTACAAATCAATAGTTTCACCATAC